AAGGACGGAACCACTCTGTCTCAGCAAGACGCGAGCGCGACCAATGTGCCCGTGCCGCTGGATCAGTGGTTCTATACCTCGTTCGTCATCAAGGACGGCGAGGCCAGCAAGGCGTTCCAGGACTTGGTTGACATTTACCTTCGTCCCGGTATGCAGTCTATCGCCCGTGCGGTGGATCGTGCCGTGTTGGGTCGTGTTCACAATTTCATTCGGACTCCGGCGAAGCGTGCTGGTCGGCTCCAGAATCTTACCTCCACCAATAGCAAGGACTTCTTGCTTGAGGCCCGTGAGATTCTGAACGTCAACAAGGCCCCGCTGGATGGCCGGTGTTTGGTTCTGGCTCCTGCCAGTGAAACCGCTCTCTTGAAGAACGATATGTTCATCAAGGCCAACGAGCGCGGTGATGGTGGGACAGCCCTGGAAAATGCCACTCTTGGCCGTATCTTGGGCTTTGAGACCTATATGGATCAGAACGTCAACTACATGGCTTCGAGTTCTGAGGTTGCTGCTGGCACCCTTGGGGCCGACTATGCGGCTGGCACAACTGGTTCTCTCACCGTGGCTGTCGCTGATTACGATGCTCTCAACTGCTGGGTGAATCTGGAAGGCAACGACCAGCCCACCTACTGCACGGCTCGTACTCTCGGTGGCGATGGTGGCGATGACACAGTTGCAATCACTCTGAACGAGGCCCTCAAGTACGCGGTCGCTAACGGCGACGTTGTGACCGTCTACAAGTCGTGCGCCGCGAAGGGTGCCTATGCTGCTGGTCACAGTGAGGCCGTTGTGGTTGACGGCTGGACTGTGGCTCCGGCGGTTGGGCAAGTGGTTGCTTTCGGGACTGGTGGGAGTCGTCGGGTCTACACTGTGATCGAAAGCTGGTTGTCGGCAGATGGTGAGCAGTCCTTGATTCTGGATCGCCCGCTGGAAGTGCTTGTGGCTGACAATGACAAGTGCTATCCGGGTCCGGCCGGAACGCTTAACATGGCGTTCCACCGCGATTCGATCGCGCTGGTCACACGGCCCCTGGCTGTGCCGAATAACGTGCTTGGCGTGATGAGCCATGTCGGCGCGTATAATAACATTGCCATGAGGGTGTCGATGCAGTACGACATCCAGGAAGGTGGCACTGTGGTCAACTTGGACATCCTGGCCGGTGTTGCCGTTCTGGATCAGAATTTGGCCGTGGTGTTCCTCGGCTAACCCTGGCTGAAGTTGTTTGCAAAACCCTTCCGGAGCAATCCGGGAGGGTTTCTATCACGTCAAGAATCTGGAGGCCAAACAATGGATTTTGTAGTTGTTTTGGAAGTGCTGAAACAGTTTGGCCCTCTTGTTCTTGTGGTCGCTTTCTTCTTGTGGCAAGGATGGGTGCGTGAATGTCGTTCGACAAAACGCATTGAAAGATTGGAAGATGAACAGAAGAAAGTGCTTTTTCCGTTGGTAGAAAAGTGTGCTTCGGTGATTGCTCGAAATACACTTATTATGCGACGGTTGGAGCGGGCAATGGATGAACGATGGTCATGTAAGACTTGTCCAAAGCCACCTTGTTCTGAGCAAGCGTAGTGAGGTTTGTCATGTTGCCGCATCAATACTTTCTCAATCGCCAGATGCAAATGGCGTTGTATGCGTTGAAGAGGCAATATGGCGGTCCTATTATTGTCTACAAATTGCTGAGTTCAGAGGTTGACCCGCGAACCGGAGAAGCGACTGTTCATACACTTGCCACCCGCGTGAAACGGGCAGTTGTGTTGCCCGTAATGGTCACAAGAGAAGCCATACGAAACATCTCTATTGTCTCGGCTGATAAGCAGATGGTGCAGGGAGGGGCTTTTGAGACTGGACGGCGGGTGTTCATTATCGACAGACGGGATGCCAGAGGTCTTGTGATTAGTCACGATGACTGGCTGGTGTGGAACGGCAACAAGTATCAGTTCGAGAAGATTGAAGAAATGGAGTTTGACTCGGGCTGGATAATCAATGCCAAGTTGTTGGTTGGCGAGACTGATGATGAAACGGCAGGGCAGACGGTAGGTGCGTCTGATACCGTGGAGATCACGTCTGAAGCGGTCGGTGAGGTGTAATATGCCTGCAAATCCCAACTGGGCTCGCTGGATTTTTGCCTCACTCGCTGACTACTTGAAGAAGGTTGCCACGGACAATCAGATTGTGGCTTTGGTTGAAGGTGTGGATGATCGCACCGATGCAATCATGCAATCGGAACATATCGAGATCGCTGTCACTGGCCCCTTTTCCCGTGAACTAAGTCGAAACTACTACCAACTGAAGGTTGGGGTTCGTATACTGATTCAGAGTCGGATGGATAAGCCTCCGAAGAATCGGTATTCTCCGCAACGCCTGGCTGGTATTTACCACGAGGCATTGGATGCTGTCATTGCGGTGTATCGGTATGGAAATGAGAGCGGCGACGATCAGACCTTACTTGGTTGCTTGTCCCCGTTGAACGGTCGAAATGATGCTGTCCGTGTGTTTAACTTTGGTCAGCATACTCCAGTAGATCGTCTTCGGCAGTCGATGGTTGACTGCTGGTACGTGATGGAATTAACGAACAACGAATAGCCTAAGAGAGGAGAACTCACATGGCAAGAATTGAACTCCGTGACTGTATTATCCGGTTCAAGGATGGACTGAGCGGTACTGGGGCAGTCAATGAACCTGTCACACCTCCGGCTCAGGATGATACCGATTTCGACATTGACACAATCGTGTTGAATACGGCAGACATCGATCTGATTCCGGTTGGCGCACGTTTCACTGTTGTTGGTGAGACGGCTGCTGATACTGTTCATACTGTGACCGCCCGGACACCGACTGGTACCAGTCCGACAACCAACATCGTCTTTGCGCCTGCCCTTGGGGCCGGCACATATCTTGACGGAGCGGTTGTGACGTTCCTTTCGCAGCAAATCGAGATTAAGGTGGGCGATGGCAACATTACCTATACCGAGCACCGGAATTACGAGTATATGCTTGACCGGGGCGATCTTGATACAGTGCGCGAGGGTGATGAAGTCCCGCTTGATGTGAAGCTGGAATGCACTTACGAGCATATTACAACGGGTACGTCGGAAGACATCAGCCCGATGGATGCTCTGAAGGGCATCGGTGAAGCAGAGGAGTGGGTTAGTTCGGCCAGCGATGCGTGCGAGCCGTACGCTATCGACGTGGAAGTTGAGCATCTTCCGCCATGCGGCGGGGCGCAGAAGGAAATCACTGTGTTTCCAGACTTCCGGGCTGAAACGAAGGAAATCAACTTCAAGGAAGCGACCATTGCGTTGACCGGGAAGTGCAACGTCATTGAACCGACTGTCACACGCGAAGATCAGTAAGAGGTGAAACATGGCGCGTATTGAACTCCGAGATTGTACCATCCGATTCAAGGATGGTTTTGGTGGGGCGGCTGCGGTCGATGACACGTCGATTGCAGACGGCAACACCACATTGGAGATTGATAGCGTTGCCAATCTCACAAATCTTACTTCGATTGTGCCGGTTGGTGCGCGATTTCAGATCGCCAGTGTTGAAGAAACCTACACGGTGACGGCGCAGAATGCCAACGAAAAGCAGACGGTTGTAATCGACGCTGACGGTGGAACCTATACCTTGAAATTGGGCGCTACCGGCGACCCCACTGGCAACATTGCGTATAACGCAGATGCCGCTGCTGTTCAAGCGGCATTGATTGCCACCGATGATTTTGACACCGGGGATGTGGTGGTTAGCGGCACGAATCCCAACTTCGTGGTTCAGTTTACCGGCCAATATGCCGAAACGAACGTGGCTTTGCTTGTGGCGGATACGACGCTTCTCACGAAGGATGGCGGCGCAGGCACCGTGGTTATTACTCAGGTTCGCCCTGGTGGAACAACTTGGGAGTTGACATTCTCCCCGGCATTGGAAGCAGATGAACCACCTGATTTGCCTGTGAATGGTGCTGTCATTACTTTCCTTTCGCAGCAAATCGAGATTAAGGTGGGCGATGGCAACATTACCTATACCGAGCACCGGAATTACGAGTATATGCTTGACCGGGGCGATCTTGATACGGTGCGGGAGGGA